CCAAAAATCAGCAAACGTGAATGATTATTCAAGCAGCGCGAATGCACTTAGAATTACAAAGGATGCTATTTGCCATGTTCCTTCTGGTCTTGTTGATCAGGATAAGAACGTGGGATTGTCGTATCTACATAAAGCAATACGTCCAGCAAACCAACTTCGGATGATGGAAAATGCGCTTGTAATTTATCGTATCACTCGTGCTCCTGAGCGTCGAGTTTTTTATGTTGACGTTGGTAACCTACCTAAGATTAAAGCAGAACAATACCTCAAGGGTATCATGAACCAGTATCGTAACAAAATCGTTTACGATTCAAACACTGGTGAAATTCGTGATGATAAGAAATTCATGTCAATGCTTGAAGACTTCTGGTTGCCTCGCCGCGAAGGTGGTAGAGGAACTCAGATTGAAACACTTCCTGGTGGAGAAAACCTTGGACAAATCCAAGACGTTGATTACTTCCAGCGCAAACTATATCAAGCATTGAATGTTCCAATCTCAAGACAGCAACAGCAATCAGGGTTAAACTTTGGTCGTGCTGCTGAAATTAACCGTGACGAATGGAAGTTTACAAAGTTTATTGCTAGACTGCGTCGTCGTTTCTCGTTAATTTTTGATGATCTCTTGAAGACACAATTGATTCTTAAGGGTATTATTACTGAAGCAGACTGGGAATCCATTAGATACAAGATTCAATATAACTTTGCAACTGATGCATATTATACAGAATCAAAAGAACAGCAAATTCTTCAGTCTCGCATTGAGATTCTGAACGGAATGGCAAACTATATTGGTTCGCTCTACAGCAAAGAATATGTCCAAAAGAATATTCTGAAACTTACTGACGATGAGATAGCAGAGATCGAAGCATCGAATACTGCGAATCCACCAGAAGTTCCACCTGCAGAAGAGCAACCACCACAACAAGAACAACCTCAACAAGGATAATTATTATGGAAAACAATGTAGCAGATCTAATAAATAGCATTGAAAGCGGTACTCTTGCTGATGCAGAACAAGTATTTAATGACATCATGGACATTAAAGCAGGTAATGCGTTAGATGCATATAGACAGCAAATCGCAATGAATGTTTTTAACGGTCAAGAAGAATCAGAACCTGAAGAAGAATCTGATACTGACATTGAGGATGAATCAGAAGAAGACTTTACGGGAGAAGACGATGCTTAGATTTAAAGACTTAGTGGAAAGAGTTAATGATACTCGGTCATTGTATCTTGAACAAGATAAGAAACTGATCAAAGCAAAGGATAATGATCCCCATGGAAGTTATCCTGCACACCACGACTACATTACGCATGATACATATGGTGATGCTGGTGAAGAAGCGACATCTGCTCATCATAAGTTTGCTAGTGAACGTGCTCCTGTGCACACTTTCAAACATGAGGGATCGACTCACAAGATTTTCCATCACCCAAATGGTAGCACAATCCATAAAATAGATCATACGCATGGACATCATGGAAATGATATTATGGTTTATTCTGGTCACCATGATCCAAAACATATCGAGAAACAAGAGAAAAAATATTCTATCACGAATGAAGAAGTCGAAACAATCGACGAACTTTCAGTTAACACTGTCCGTGGTTACTACAACAAGGCTGGTGAGCAAGGCAAGAAGATTGCTGATAAAATGAAAATGGGCGGAGGCGATTGGTCGAAAGATGGATCCGACACCAAGACTCTAAAGAAAAGAGCAGCAGGTCGCAATATGGCATTGAAGCGTCGCAGCGGCGAAGTTAAGATGTCTGAAGACACCGATCTAGAAGAAGGTCGTATGAAAGATCTGGCAATGGACATGGAATCATTGTCGCATGCAGATTTTAAAAAGAAACATAAAAGAACAAAACAAGAAATGCAAAGTTCTTTAAAATCTGAAGAACTAAAGGGCAATCAACATAAGATTGATGCGAATAAGAATGGTAAGGTTGACGGTCACGATTTCAAGATTTTGCGTAATGCAAAGAAAGCTAGATACCAGTAAGGAATAACAGATGGCGACTAAAGCGGTTCTAAAACTAACACAGGTTCATGGTGTGGTGAAAGTGCGTGGCACGGGATCCGCTACCATTGCACTTGCAACTGATCTGAAGAAGTCTTCAGAAACTCAGTCTTCACCAAAGGCGAATATTCGCACACTTCACTGGGCATTAGAAGTGGGTACTACTGCCACTATCGCTAGAAATAGTGTAGTTCTGTATCATCTTTCTGGCTCAGGAAAGATGGAGTTTATGGGCTGGTCTGACAACGAAGAAAATGGTTCAGATATTGTCGTTGACTTTACAGGTGGACAAGGTGCAGTAGTTCTGGAACTCGCCAAGGTTTCTGGTTATGGTTCGCAACAACATCAGAACCAAGGAGATCTAGGATAATGAAACTTATTACTGAAGTCGTTGAAGACGTAAACCTTTTAATCGAAGAAACCAATGGCAAGAAAACACACTTCATTGAGGGTGTGTTTCTGCAATCTAATTTGGCAAACCGCAATGGTCGTGTTTATCCAAAAGAGATTATGTCGAAAGAAGTCGAAAGATATAATGAAAGTTATGTCAGATCGAATCGTGCTCTCGGAGAACTCGGTCACCCAGATGGTCCATCGATTAATCTAGATCGCGTATCACACATGATTGTCTCGCTTAAAGAAGATGGTGACAATTATATTGGTAAAGCAAAACTCATGGATACTCCAATGGGTAATATTGCTAAAGGTCTTATCGAGGGTGGCGCTAAACTTGGTGTTTCTTCCCGTGGTATGGGTACATTGAAAGCAAACAAAGAAGGCATTAATGAAGTCCAAGACGACTTCTACCTTGCTACTGCTGCTGACATTGTGGCAGATCCTTCTGCTCCTGACGCATTCGTTCAGGGCATTATGGAAAATAAAGAATGGGTTGTGATTAATGGCGTCTGGACAGAGCAAGCATGTGACATGTCTAAGCGGTTTATCAAGAAAGCATCAAGAAAAGAATTGGAAGAAGCGAAGTTGAAGGTATTTGAATCTTTCTTAAATCGTGTCTCCCGTAAAACAAAAGTTTTATAAATATTATATAATCTCGAATTCTAGGAGAAGCAAATGAACGTAGAAAACAAAATCAGAGAGTTGCTTACAAAAAAGCAACTATCCGAGGAAAATGCTGGTCCGATGGGCGCAGCAAAGGGTAAGGATACTTCGATTCCTGCAAAAACTGCAGGCGATGCAAAGAATCCACGTCAAGGATCGTCGGAAGACGCAACTATTGCAAGCGAACGCGATCAGGAAACTGAAAATCCAGGCGCTAAAGAAGCGTCGCCAATTGCTGACAATAAGAGCAAGATTTCACAATCAGGCGCAGGTGATGCACCAAACTTTACTACTGTTGCTGATCCAACATCGGTTGTAAACCAAGCATCTTCAAAGGGCAATGTTCATCAAGAAGAATATGACCCAGAAGAAGATGAAGATCTAGAAGATGGTGAAGATGAAGATCTTGAAGAAGATTTCGCTGCCGATCTAGCATCTTTGTTTGATGGCAATGAAAACCTAACAGAAGATTTCCGCAATAAGGCATCATCGCTTTTCGAAGCAATGGTTGTTGCGAGAGTTTCCAATGAAGTAAGTTTGATCGAAGACCGTCTGGTTGAAGAAGCTGCTGAGTTGATGGAAGAATATAAGTCGGAACTCGTAGAGAAGGTTGATTCCTATCTCGGTTACGTAGTCGAAAATTGGATCCAAGAAAATCAATTGGCAGTAGAAAACGGTCTCCGTACTGACATTGCTGAAGATTTCATCGACGGTCTAAAAACACTTTTCGCTGAGCATTATGTTGATGTCCCAGAAGACAAATACGATGTTCTAGGTGAAATGCAATCACAGATTGAAGAAATTTCTTCGAAACTGGATGAAGCAATCGCTGCTAATGTAGAACTACACGATGCTAATCTTCAACTCAACAAGGAAAGTGTTCTTTCTGTAGTTGCTGAAGGTCTTGCAAAAACAGACGCTGAGAAATTCAAGTCGTTGGTCGCTGATGTAGAATTCGAGAATGCAGATATCTTTGAAGAGAAGTTGAATGTCATCAAGGAAAATTATTTCCCAAAGACAAGAACTCTATCTGAAGAGAAGTTTGACGATGGAGTTGACAATGACTTCAGCGAAGGATCAACCGTAAGTCAGTATATCAAGGCACTTGACGTACTTGCTTCTAAAAATTAAATTTATATAAATAAATCTATTGAAAACCTAAAAGGGGAAAACTAAATGTTTCTTTCAGAGCAACTAACAAAAAAGTGGGAACCAGTTCTCAATCATGACGGACTTGGCCAGATCACAGATAAATACAAGCGTGCGGTTACTGCAGTAGTTCTTGAAAACCAAGAGCGTGCACTTCGCGAAGAGCGCACTGCTCTTTTCGAAACTCCAGCAAACAACATCGCTGGTACTGGTGCTTCCGACATCGATCGCTACGATCCAATCCTAATCTCGCTCGTTCGTCGTGCGCTGCCTAACTTGATGGCATATGACGTTGCTGGCGTGCAACCTATGACTGGTCCAACTGGTCTTATCTTCGCAATGAAGTCAGCTTACACTACCCAAGCGGGTACGGAAGCACTCTTCAACGAAGCAGACACAGACTTCTCGGGTACAGGAACTCATGCTGGTTCAAACCCAGTTGATGGTTCTTACACCACAGGTACTGGTGTTGCAACAGTTGATGCCGAACAACTTGGCGAATCTGGTGGAACTGACTTCAACCAAATGGCATTCTCGATCGAGAAGACAACTGTAACTGCTAAGACACGTGCTCTTAAAGCAGAATACACAGTAGAACTCGCTCAAGATCTCAAGGCAATTCACGGTCTTGATGCTGAAGGCGAACTTTCGAATATCCTTTCACAAGAAATTCTTGCTGAAATCAACCGTGAAGTTATCCGTACGATCTACAAAGTTGCTAAGACAGGTGCCGCTTCGACTGCAACTGCTGGTACTTTCGATCTTGACGTTGACTCAAACGGTCGTTGGTCGGTTGAGCGTTTCAAGGGTCTTCTGTTCAACATCGAACGTGACGCTAAC